CTGCTCACCCTGCTTCCTCTGCCTCCGCGGATCAAGCAAGTCGTCATCGTCATCTTCATCATCATTGCCATCATCTACCTCCTGAGCGCGCTGGGAGTGGTGAGTGGCTTACGCTTGTAAGCAAACGCAACATCCTCTGAGGCGGCCTTCGGGTCGCCTTTTTGGTATCTGTAAAAGGACTGAGTGCATGAAGCTGAACATTCTGTGGGACGACAGCGCAACGCGCACTCGCCTGCTGGAGGAACTCTGGAAAGAGAACGTCCCTGGTCTAGACCTGTTTATCACCCATGCTGCGGCGAGTAGCGAGCGCACCTATCCTGAGTTCGACATTCAGGTATACGCTACCCTGCCAAGATTCCCCGAAGTTGTCTGCTCCCAAATACGCAGGCACGATGTTCTCCACGTTGCAGCATCCACGCATGACGTGGACGCGCAAGGCTATCTGGACTTCTGTGACTACGTCCTGCGACAACATCCGGACGTCCTGATATTCGACCCATTCAACAAGGACCGCACGTATGACGAACTTGTTTCCTTCCTCCGAGAGAGCAGCGGAGGTGTTCTCGAAACTGACCACGCTGGCTGACGATATGGGTACAGTGATTGGTGAGTTCGACCAGTCAGCAACTACGTTCAAGCGCAAGGCTCCGCACGACAACGTGCGCATCCAAGTGACAGATACCGTGCTGGTGTTCTTCGCACGTGGACCGTACAAGGAACCACTGCGCGAGTTCTTCGAGAACCCTGTACATAGCAATGATCCAGTCAGACTGCGCAGTGCCATACGCGCAATGGCAATACGGGAGCCCTAGTGGTTCCCGTTTTCATTTCCCTTGGTAATTTTTCCAGCATTGACTGGGAGGTTACCGTATGCAAGGTCTGTTTGGAAACAACGCACCGATGAAGAAACGCAGACAGAAGCGTTCCGAGAAGTACAAGCAGTACCACTATGAGTTCCACGGTCGGCAACTGCTGGTTCAAGGCTACGAGCGACAAGCGCTGGAGTACCTTGTCGAGAAAGGCGGATTCGACCCGGCCGACATTCGTACCGAGTGCGAAATGGGTAACGCCCTGAACATTCGCTACAAGTACGGCAAGCGCTGGCGTACCTACATGCCTGATATCTTCATTCGCAACCACAACATCATCGTGGAAGTGAAGTCGAAGGCAACGATGGGCCTGATCAACAACAAGAAGCGCGGCTGGAGCATGAACAAGGCTAAGGCCAAGGCATGCCAAGAGCGCGGCTTCAAGTTCTGCGTGCTGCTCATGACGGGCTCTGGTAAGCGCATCCCGTTACCGAAGCGCTGGATGTTCATGCAGAAGGATGAGTGCCTGCGCATCATGCGTGAGGAACTCGGAGTGGTGATCTAAACTGTAAACTCCAGACAAACCACTGGAGAATGCTATGGCACATTCAGCACAAAACGACCGTAAAACGTTCGCCCTCATCCTTCTGGCTGTTGCGGGCGTGGTAGTATTCATCATGTTGATGATCTACGGGTTCACTGCATGGAGTCGTTGGATGGCAGCGACTTCCGTGCAAAAGCAAGTTTACTCGCCGCGGCCCGGCATCGAGTGTTTCATCGCAACTGGCACGGACGGTGTCGCGACCGACTGCTACCCAATTCCCAAGAACTAACAGGCTATTAAGCAAATGGCAGAATTGACCATCAAGGACCTCAAAGAGGCCAAGTATAACCCGCGTGTCATCAGTGAAAAGCGACTGGACAACCTGCACCTGTCCATGACTACCTACGGTGACCTGTCCGGCGTCGTCTTCAACAAGAAGACCCAGAACCTGATTTCCGGTCACCAGCGCTTGAAGCGTCTGCGCGGTAAGGACGTCAAGACCAAGATCGTCACAAAGCCTGTGAAGGACGCCTTCGGTACCGTTGCAGAAGGTCACATCGTTGCGAAGACTGCGAGCGGCGAAATCCGTATCCCACTACGCATCGTGGACTGGAGCGACAAGAAATCCGAGATGGCGGCCAACATCGCAGCGAACGCGCACGGTGGCGACTTCGACCGTACCAAGCTGGGCGTTATGCTGGAGAAGCTCGACGCCGGCAAGTCGTTCGACGTGAACGTTCTGGGTATCGACCCACTGAGCCTGCGTGGCTTGATGCCAAAGATGCCAACGCTCGACTCCAAAGGTCGCGAAATCGACAACGATGGCGAAGGCAAGGAGTCGTTCCAAGAGTTCGGCGAGGACAGCTTCGAGTTCGAGCATTGCTGCCCGAAGTGCAAATTCCAGTTCAACACCAGTGCCAAGTCGCAGCCTGCGGCCAAGGCTGAGCCGAAAGCTCCGAAGCTCAAGCTGAAAGAGAAAGACGGCAAGAAGGAAAAGTCGAAAGACAAAGAGAAGGTCAAGAGTAAGGACAAGGGTGACAAGCCCAAGAAATCCAAGCTCGCGGCTCCGAAGAAAACAGAGCTGAAAATGCCAGCGAAGAAAAAGAAGTAAGGACGCAGCCATGGCCAATGAGAAACGCATTCCCAAGATCCCTTCGATGAAGAAGATCAACGCGCTGCCCAAGCACTTCAAAGGCATCAGTTCTTTCAGTGGCTGTGGCGGCTCGTCTACTGGCGTGAAGATGGCGGGCATCCAAGTGCTCGCGGCTACCGAGTTCATCAAGCCGGCCATCGAAACCTACCAGAAGAACCACAAAGGCACCATGGTCATCGGCGAAGACATTCGCAAGGTTGACTGGGCAGCCATTCGCAAAGAGCTTGGCCTGAAACGTGGCCAGCTCGACTTCTCGGAAGGTAGCCCACCGTGCAAGTCATTCTCCACGTCTGGTACTGGCAGTGATGACTGGGGCAAGGAGAAGCTGTACAGCGAGAACGTCTACCAGCGCACAGACGACCTCTTCTACGAGGAAATGCGCAAGCTGGAAGCCTTCATGCCGAAGGTATTTGTTTGCGAGAATGTCAAAGGCATGGTCGAGGGTGACGCGAAAGGCTACTTCGTCGAAATTCTCCGTGACTTGAAGGCGATCGGTTACAGCGTGCGTGCGCAAGTGCTCAACGCTGCATACCTTGGTGTGGCGCAAGCCCGTGAGCGTGTGATCTTCGTCGGCGTGCGTGACGATCTGGTGAAGAAAGGTTTCGACCCTGTATTCCCAACGCCGCACAAGTATGCCATCAACGTGAATGACGTTCTACCTCACGTGGCGTACCTGAAGTCGAAGCACAAGGGTGACCTGAAGTACGTGCCTGCGTCGATCCCGTCACCTACAATCGTGGCTTCGGATGGCACCAACAGCGAGACTGCTGGATTCTCCTCAGGTGGATTCATCGAGACGCTGAGCGGTGAGCGCCGTAAGTACACCATCGACGAGTTGAAGACCATCTTCACCTTCCCCGAAGACTTCATCTTCACTGGTACCTACAAGCAGCAGTTTGAGCGCATCGGCCGCTCGGTACCACCGCTCATGATGTACCACGTTTGCCGCGAGCTTCGCCGCAATATCCTCGAAAAGCTGTAAGCCTCGCACAAAGGGAGCCATCGCGCTCCCTTTTTGTGGCCTTGAAACTGTAAATGACCAGTAAGCCCACATGGGCATCAAACATGGAGTTACGGACATGCAACCAATCGAAACCCTGCGCGACGATCACGTACCCGGCCAGAAGTGGGAGTTCAACGAGGACGTCGCCAAGAAGTTTGACAACATGCTGGAGCGCAGCATCCCCGGCTATGGTTCGATGCGTGAATTGGTGTGGCGACTGGGCAAGAACTTCGTCAAGACACCGTGCAACGTCATTGACCTCGGTGCAAGCCGCGGTGAAGCGAGTGCCAAGTTCATTGGTGCGTTCCCAGAAGCCCAGTTCTATCTGAGCGAAATCTCGGACCCGATGCTTGAAGAAATGCGTGGGCGCTTCGCCGACCAGTTCAACGTACACCCGTGCAGCTACGACCTGCGCAAGAAGGCCAAAGAGATTGCCGACGCCATTCGCTGGCCGAGTGCGCACATGAGTGGCAGTGTGGAATTCCACAAAGTGCAGACGCTGCCGACTAACCTCGTGCTGTCGATCCTTACCATGATCTTCGTGCCGATCAATTTCCGACCGTCCATCCTAAAGGGCGTGTACGATGGTCTGGAATCTGGCGGTGCCTTCTTCATGGTAGAGAAGGTGCTGGGCAACACGGCAGTGATGCAAGAACTGCTGGTCGATGCCTACCATGAGTACAAGCACGACAACGGCTATAGCTGGGAAGACATTGAGCGCAAGCGTGCAGCCCTCGAAGGTGTTCAGGTCCCAGTGACCCATGAGAACAATATCGAAATGCTGCGCACCGCTGGCTTCCGTAGCGTCGAGACGTTCTTCCGCAACCTCAACTTCGTGGGCTACATCGCCATCAAGGACTAAGCAATGCGCGAACTCCAATTGCTCCGCAAGCGTGTGAAAACGCTGTGGAAAATGGAAGAGGGCCTGAGCCCGAATGAGCGTCGCCTTCATCAGTGGCAAGTGTCTGCAACCCAAGCAGGCATCATGTACACCGTTGGTAAGGGCGATGCCAACACGTTCTTCTATGCCGTCAACGGCAACGATATGAAGTTCGTGATGCCAGACGTGATGATGAAGTTGCTGGACGATTGGACCAACAGCGATTACGTGGCGTACACGATCACCAAGAAGAAGGATATCAGCGGCATGCCTTTGCGCACGTCGCCAGCCGCCTTCCTTAAAGTGACGAAGGACAAGTACCTGGGTTACTACATCGTGGGCATCAAGTCCAACGGTGACATTGTTCGCCTGCACAAACTTGAAGGCGGACTCCAGGGTAATCACTGGGTAAAATTCAAAGGCAAGAAGAAACGCTAGGAGCGATCATGGATCAGAAGACGCGAGCCAGAAAGCTCCGTAAAGCCCTTGTTGAACGGGCAGCGTCGTACGGCGTGAAGAAGGTAGCCGTGCCAATGAGCAGCGGTGTGGACAGTCACTGCGCCCTGTTCGCTTGCCTTGAGGCTGGGTTGAAGCCGCATGTGTACAGCTTCCACCTCGAAGGTGTCGAGAGCCGCGACGTGCGCATCGCCCAACTGACTGCGAAAGAGTTCGGACTGCCGTTTACCAAAGTCACATTGCCCACTGGTCAGAAGCGTTTGATGAAGGACGTCGTGAAGCTCGCCGAGTTTGGCTGCCGATCGAAGACCGACTTCGAGTGCTTCTGGCCAATGTACCATCTGCTGCCCAAGATCAAGGAAGACGTGTTCTTCACTGGTCACGGTGCAGACAGCCTGTACTGCCTGAGTCGCAAAGCCTGCCAGCACTACGCTGGGCGCGAAGACGAATTCCGTGCGCTCGCATTCTCGTCCAACAAAGCCTTCCAGAAGGGCTTGATCGAGAAGTGGTGTGCAGAGAACGGCGGTGACCTTGCGTACTGCCCGATCTTCTTCACACCGAAGATTCTGAAAATCTTCCAGGGTGCGACCCCTGCTGACCTGAACAAGCCTATTCAGAAGGCAGTCAGCCGCATGGCATTCGAGGAGTATTTCGAGCGCGTGCGTGTGTACGTTCACCAACCGTTTCAGTTGGGTGACACTGGCATCAAGGCTGGCTTCGAGGAGCATCTGCTCGAAAGCCCACTGAACACCAAAGGCTACAAGTCTGTAGTCGGCATCTACAACGAGCTGGTGCGTACTCACGGTCCAGCAGTAAGCGAACCAGATACAGGGTGGGACGACGAATGAGCACCGTGATGACCAAGTACACTCGGATCAACCTGAACACGGCCGAGCTGTACTTCAAACAAGCCTGCGCCGAGTTGTACCCAACGTTCGATCATCCGAACAAGGCACAGTTGCGCGCAGCCTACGACAAGATCATGGACGGCGGTGTTGATCGTCCAGAATTTGAGCGTCCTGCTGAGTGTCCAGCACTGACGCCTCTCCAGATCGAGTTCGCAGAAGGTGTGGCCAAGCTGGTTGAAGAATACTTCGACTCGGCATCGCCAAGCGCGACCGCCGTGTACACCTTCCTCGCGTTCGAAGGCCTCGACCCGAAAGAAGGCTACCACATCAGCGAAGACAAGCATGTGATCGACCTGTTCGCTCGCTTCGTTGACCTAGGCAAAGGTGCCTACGACTACATCGCTCGCCGTGCAATCCAGCAGACCCATGTCGATCCCCGTTTCATCGTGATCCGTTTGGCTGACGACTGCAAGCGCTACGGCGTGCGTACTCTGCGTGCTCCAACGTCGGAAGGTGAAGTGATGTTCAGCCTCGATCCGCTTGAGCACCACAAGAAGTTCGACAATCAAATCTTCATCCCAGCGATCGGCGGTTACTACGGCATCGTTGGCAAGACTCGTTCCGAGGGCTGACCATGTCTCAGTACAAGCTGAAAGATTTCCCAATGGAGGAATACGACTATCCAACTGCGCAGATCATGCGCGATGGAGGTATCGCCTTCGACACCCGCTACGACTACGTTGCTAGTTCGTTTCTCGATGGTCTGGTAAACTACGGGAAGAACCACGTCGCGTTCCTGCTGGCGCGCTACGGTCTTGAAAAGCCAGAGGGTGAGCGCGTTGACAATGACGAAGACAACGATGCCAACTGGATCGCACCTACTGTCGAGAACTACCAAGCGTTTGCAGATGCTGCAACCGCGAAACACCACTTCAAGGCCAAAGGCGACGACTGGTTGGTACTGTACGAAACCGACAACAGCTACTTTCTGATGTGGTACGATCAGGACAGTAGCGATTGCAGTGTTGAGCGTTACAGCCGCCGCTCGCTTGCAGAGCCGCAGTACGGCATCAAGACACTCGACGAGTTTGTCGAAGCCCGCATCGCCATGTTCCGTGAAGCGCACTTCCGTGACGATCCACGTGGCGGTTACTATCCACGCGGGCAAACCCCGCAAGAGCGTGTGGACATTCTCGTTCGCGCTGCCAACAACCCACGTGGCTGGATCAGCTCGTAAGGAATTCCCATGGCCAAGAAAGACAAAGAGAAGAAAAAGGAGAAGAAGTCCAAGTCTCCTGCGATGATGGCGATCCAGAAGGACAGCTACATCATCGTGCGTGTTGGCACCAAGCATCATCTGTGCCTCGCGATCAACCCTGAGCGCAATCGCGCAGTGATCGACCGCACTCTGGCTGACGAAGAACACCAGACCATTGAGTACGATGACCAAACACTGGTTGCCAACCTCGGTCTGAACCCGAAGCCAGGTGGTAATGCGTTCGGCGTGAAGATCAACCCATACATCACCAGCGTCGATTCCAAGTACGGACCGATGCACTTCTTCCGTGTGCTGGAAGACCTGGAGAAGAAAGCGCTCAAGTCTGCGCTGCGTCGTACCTACGATGCGATGCTGGAGAACAACCTGAACATCTTCCCGCTTGGCAGCATCAAGCTGTTCCCGAAGCGTGGAAAGTACGCAGGCTGCTACCACATCAAGCGCTCCATGAGCGAGTTCACTGACGGCATCGACCTGTACCCAGACACGTTCACCGACCGTGCGTACAACGAGTATGTCCTGTACCACGAGTACGCGCACGCAGTCTGGTTCCGCATGGTGCCTGGTGCGTACAAGGCGCGCTGGATCAAGCTCTACCACAAGCGTCTGGAGCTGAACAGCATCCTGAAAGATCGGTTGGAGTCGATGCTTGGTGAACTGATCGAGTTCAGCGGCACGTTCAAGGAATTCTATAAAGAGCTTGAAGATCAAGACTCTCTGGTGTTCCGCGAAGTGCTCAGCCACTACAAGCGCTACCACAAGCTCGACGGCCGCAGCCTCGAAATCCTCTATCTTGAGGACAGCGAGAAGTTCGCCTCGATGTGGCCGAAGCGTACAACGATCGTGGAGTCGCGTCCTGATCTGTCCGAATACTCCATGGTGAGCCCGGACGAGTTCTTTGCAGAGGCATTCGCATTCCACATGACTGGGAAGACGATGCCTAAAGACATTACCAAGGCTATGGAGAAAACCCTGAAGGCGCTCCAGAGCATCTAAAGGAGTTCACTGATGAACGACCTCGCTACCTTGAAGTCCCTTACGAACATTATGCCGATCGCTACTCTCGGCAATCGCCCGCGTGACATTGCGTTCAACCGCTTCAAGTTTGAACGCCTCAGCGCGCATGGCTCTGTGGAAAACGGCATCGTCCTGACAATCAACGACGACGCCTTCGAAGATGTTGAGGAGTGGATGGACTACATCCGCTCGCCCATTGGAACTCAGACGGTGCATCGCACTGCTACAGCTGAGGACCTGCAGAGCCTATCGTTGGCTATGCCTGCAAATATGCTGCGCAAACGCAACGTCACCAACTACGTGACTATGCTGACCGACGACAAAGTGGTGTTTCGTTTCGTGACGGCTCGGTGGCGAGGCGTGGACTATCCGATCGAAGAACTCAATCGGTACTTCACCCAGCTGCGACTCGCGTACTACCTGAGCGACGAAGTGGGCGTTATTGATCTGCGAATTGCGCTGGGTAGTGTAAACCATCATTACACCAGCATACATCAACTCGAGGACATCCTGTACACGATGGCCTACCATTTCTTCCGCGAAGATACGGAGCTCTAATAGCATGGCGAAGAAGCAGAAGGCTGCGATTGAAGAGACGGCATCAGCCACTCAGTCTCTCGCCGTTACTCACCGACCGCGCACACTCAAAGACGTTGTTGGTCAAGACGACAGCGTTTCCATCATCAAGGGTATGATTAAGCGCAACCGTTTCCCGGGCGCGATCCTGATTAGCGGTGTCACAGGCACTGGCAAGACGACACTGGCGCGTATCCTTGCGACGTACATGAACGCCGACGATCCGAAGAACGTCCGTGAGTCCATGGCGTACAAGCTGGGCGAGAAGCATCCAGACGTCACCATCGTCAACGCAGGTACTCACGGTAAGGTCGAGGACATTCGCTCTCTCGTCCGTGGTGCCAACGCTGCGCCGCACACCAACTACCGCGTGTTCATCATCGACGAGGCTCACAAGCTCACCGGTGCGTCCGCAGAAGCGCTGCTGGTTCCTATCGAAGAGCCGAGCATCCACACCATCTGGATTCTCTGCACGACGAACCCGGAGAAACTGGTCGACACCATCGCAGGTCGTTGCACCAAGATCAACCTGAACCGCATCGAACCAGAGCACATCGTCTCTCGCCTGCAGTACATCGTCGAGCAAGAGAAGATGGACTTCGTTAAAGGCAAGGAAGGTAAGAAGGCGCTGGAGCTGATCGCTGCCATGTGCGACGGCAGTATGCGCAACGCCATTGCCCACCTTGAAGCTGTGATGTTCGCAGGCTTCGGCGGCAAGAAGCTCGACGCAGAAGGTGCACTCAAGGCATACGTCGAATCGTCGGCAGCAGACCTCGACAAGGCCGCAGCGTCTGTCGTTGCGGCCACGATGAACCTCGACCTGCCTGGGTTGATCGCCATCATCCGTAAAGCGCAGAACCCACGCGGCATCGTGTACAAGACACGCGCCCTGCTCGACTACCTGATTGGCGCAAAGACCAAGACGGCGAAGTTCCTGCCGTACTCCGGGCGCATCTTCGAGCAGCTTGCAAAGAAAATGGATATCAAGTACGGGCTCAAGGGCCTGGTGATGCTCCAGCACACCATCGTTGAACTGGAGCTGCAACTCAACTCGACCAGCATCGACGAATCGGTGCTCCTGCAAACCTATCTCGGCCGTTTCGTGATCGAGAACAAAGGCTAATCGAACATGCTCAAGCTGACTGACGTTGAACTCACCGACGTCGTCAACTTCAAAAAAGTGAAACTGGACATTACCCGACATCCTTTTACGGTCATCACTGGCCATAATAAGGATAGTCGCATTTCCACAGAGACCAGCAACGGTGCGGGCAAGTCCCTGCTGTTGTCCTCTGTGCCAAACCTTCGTTATGAAGCCGCTCCCCTCGCCACCACCAAAAGCAAGAAAGATATGCTTGAGACGGCGAAGTCGAGCATCCGAATTGGGCTTATCGGAAATGACGGCAAGCCCTATTCGATCACTCAAACAAATTCCAAGTTCATCATTGAATGTGACGGCACCGACAAAGAAGTCAGAACCATCCCTCTCCAGAAGAAGGAGATTGAGCGGATTTTCCCGCTGACTGAGGATGAGTTCTATTCGTATGTGTACCTGCAGTCGCAACGCCCGCTGTCGTTCCAAAGCGACAAGCCAGCGGCGCGTCTCCAGTACATCACCTCGCTGTTCCAACTGGACGTGTACGATCGGTTGAAGCGGCACTTCACCCAGAAGCTGGGCGAAATCAAGAACAAGCAGGTCGAGTTTGACGTGGTGAATGCGCAGTTGGTGAAAATCAACGGCATCCTCGAACGTCTCGACTGGGACAAGGAGAAGGCGGAGAAGCTGGAAGAAGCACGTGGTGTCATCAAGGCGCTGGGTGACGAATCCAAGAAGCTGCACTCCAAGATCGAAAAGCTCAAGGGTGCCATCGCCGCAAGCGAGCGAATCTCCAAGCTCAAGAAGCAACGGAAGAAGCTCAAGCCCAAGCTGTCACGCAAAGCTGCACAGGCCGAGTTGCAACTGCACGAAGACCTGGCCGAGTACGAGTCCGACCTGAAGTCGTTCCGCGCTCAGGTTAAGCAATACACCAACCAGCTTACCGAAATCGGTGAAGTGAGCGCGCCTGCTGTGCTAAAGGCGCACATGGCCAAGATCGAGAAGGAGCTGGAGAAGGAAGAAGAGTGGTTGACCGAAGCGCATAGCAAGCGCCAGCAGGTCAAGCAGATCGCCAAAGACTTGGAAGAGGCGGAAGAAGCCTACAAGGCCGTTGGTGGTAAGCTCAAAGAGGTGAACGTTGCTGTCGCATTCGGCACTGCCGAGTTCGAGCGCGTGCTCCTGCAATACCAACCTGTGATGCAACTGGCTTCGATTGTCGATGACTGTGCAGATGGTGAGTGTCCAACTTGCCAGCAGACGGTTAACGTCAAGAAGTTCAGGAAGCAGATTGATCAGGCGAAAGGCAAGATCAAGGAAGCCAAGCGGTCCATCAAGATCGCTGACGCCGCCGTGGTGCTCGCCAAACTGCGTACCAAAAGCCGCAAGCTGGAGTTCAACGAGGAAGAGTTCGTTGAGCGCCGTGAGAAGTATCGCAAGCGCGATGCCAAGCTTGACGAGCTCCGTGAGAAGCTGAACGATGCCCGCCAAGCGCAGAAGTTGAAAGATCGACTGGGTGAACTGAAACAGCCGAAGGAGCCTAAGGCGATTCCGAACTACACTCGGAAGGACCTACGCGCCATGCTGGAAGATCACTCGGAGATTGCACGCATCGACTCCGTGCTTGAAAGTTTATTGGAAGATTACGGAACTATTGATGTAGATTCGTTGTCTAATAAGCTAGCAGAGGCAAAGCAGCGGTATGCAAAAGTCGAGCGCAAGTACAGCCGTGCGCAGGACATTGTAAGCTCCTACGGTTCCAAAGCCAGTGAGTTCAAGGTGCTCAAGCGCGAGCGCAACGACGCCCTTGTGAAGCTGGAAGACCTGAAGCCCATCATTGCTCAACGCGACCTCATTAAGTCGCTGGAGAAGGCGTACTCCGCCAAGGGCTTGAAAGTAAACGCCGCGAACGAGATTCTCTTCCAGATCGAGGAGCAACTCAATCGCAACTCCCACCTGATCTTTGCCGAGCCGTTCAAGTTCAACGTCTTCGCAAAGGAGAATGGTGTGCATTGCATCGTTGACCGTGGCAACGGGAAGAAGCCGACTGACGTCCGCTTGCTCTCTGGTGCCGAGAGTGACTGTTTCAGGTTGCTCTGGTTCTTTGTAATGCTCATTATGGTGGAAGATGATCGTCGTACAAACTTCGCCGTACTGGATGAACCAGATAGCCACATGGACCCGACCACTCGGTCGTTGTTCGTTGAGCGCTACCTGCCAGCACTGCGTTCGCTGGTGCCGCATGTGTTCCTGATTACTCCTCTGGATAAACACCTGTACACCGAATGCGCGTACCTGACGGTTGTCAAACACAAAGGCGTTTCACAGGTCATGGAGAACTACAATGAAGATGGTGAGCTTCGGGTGCCACGCGCCAGACGAAGTGCTGGTGAGGCTGAATCGAGAAAAGGGCGTAAAAAGAAGCCACGTTCTGATGATCGAGCCCGAAGGAAAGCTGCCTAAAAAGAAACCTGACGGCGTCCAGTACGTCGTCGCGTTCTCTTTGAAGGACCTACGGCGTAATCTGGTTTGTCACGCTTCCTTCAAGGATGTGACCTTCCTAGTGTTCGATACACCAATTGCGCTTAGCGCTTTCAACATCCCGCGTATGGATTTCAAAATCGGCGGTGACATTCACATCGACGGCTTTGAGTGCTCTCCTCTGAATCTCAATTTGGATGTAGAGCCCACTACGCTTGCGCGCACTGGGTTCGATATCGTTCAAGCGTCGGTGGATGAAGTGAAGACGCTGCGGACTCTGCTCAACCAACTGATGACATTCATCTATCAGCTTCCCAGGGCTACGCACCAAACTCCGATCAAGGAGCTCGTCTGTGGTTGGATGTGCTCCACTCGGACACTGGTGACACTCAACAACAACCTGGATAAGTTGAAGGGAAGTCCATTAACGCCAAAGCAGCGCGCACGGCTCAACGAAATCCTGTCTTCCGAGACCGCCTTGATCTACAAGGAGGCTATGCGTGAAGGCGGGGAGTCGAATGACCTAGCCCGTCGCTATGGCATCAGCGCGTATGAGATAAACTACATGCGCGCCATCGTAGCCAAGAGTTGAGGTCTATCATGCCCAAGGTCGTTCTTTACCACGCAGAATGCAATGACGGCATCATGGCCGCCGCCGTTGTGTCTTACTTTGAACGTGATCCAACCATCACGTATCATCCCGTGAACTACAAGGTACCTCTGCCTGAGATTCCCAACGGTGCAGAGGTAATCATGGTAGATTTCTGCCATGACGACCTGGGCATGATGCTCAATATCCTCGACACTTGCCAGCACCTTACGGTGATCGACCACCACGCGAAAGCGGTGCCGATTCTTGAAGCGCTGTGTAAGGCCAACGAGGACAAGATCACAGTGGCGTATCACAGCCATGAGTCTGGTGCGTCGGCTACGTGGAAACACTACACGCAGAACCCGATGCCGAAGGTTGTGGAGCTGGTGCGCAATCACGACCTCCACGTTCACAAGACAATCGAGGACGACTACTTCTTCTACGGCGTGATGACCAAGGAACAGACCATTGCGTACTGGACCTCGCTCATTCTCGACAACAAGGAAGTGAACAACCTCGTTCTTGCCGGGCGTTCCGTCCACGCTTTCATCAGCAACACGGCAATCCCGCAGATCACGTCGAAGGCACGCTTTGCTTCACTGCAAGGTTACATGGTCCCTGTCGTGAACTGCAACCGCGTGCTGCAATCCTTGGTCTTGGACTCGCTACTGCCGATTCACATGGTGGCGATTGCCTACGAAGACTGGGGCGATGGAAAGCGTAAATGGAGTGTACGATCTGCACCACAAACGAACGGTGTCGCTCAGCGCATTGCTGAGGAGTTCTTTGGCTCTGGCCATGAGAACGCGGCCGGCTTCCTGAGTGATGTGGACTTCCAGCTCCCATACATTTCCACGGATACCGCATAATGCTCGAAGCTCTCTCAACCAGCGACTGGCACCTTGACGGGATGAACAAGCACTTCTTGGATGCTGTCCAACGACAGCTCCGAGAGGTGGAGAAAATCTACAAGTACGCGCTGTCCAAAGGCATTCAGCACGTCTTCATCCCAGGTGATATCTCCGACACGCCGCACATGCCGGAGTCCACCTACCTGTCGCTGCTCCTGTTCTTGAAGAAGTACGACGGGATTCTGAACAGCTACTACATCGGCGGCAACCACGATCGCAGTGACTCCACCACGACGTCCTGCGACCTGCTCCAGTTGTTGTGTGAGCACAAGTTCTTCAAATCGTTCCGTATCTTCCTGAAGCCTGATCAGGATCGGATCGACGGACAGTTGGTCAACTTCTGTGCATGGCCGTGTTACGAGACGCTGACCGAGAAGGAAGGCGCGTTGAACTTCGCCCACGTCGAATACAATGGAGCAATCGGTGACAACGGTCGCTCCTTGAAGACCAAGCATGAGTTCGCAGCCCACAAGCGCGACTTCACGATCAGTGGCCACATCCACCAGTACCAGCACATCAAGTCCCGACGTGTTGTGTTCAACGGTAACCCGTTCCAGAAGAACTTCGGTGAGAGCCTACCGAAGGGCTTCATCCACTTCAAGGCCAAGTGCGAAAAGAACGAAATGCAGTTCCGCCATCGGTTCATCGACAACCAGCCGAACTTCCGACTGGAGACCGTGTTGATTGAATCGCCGGCCGACTTTGCCAAGCTTCGGCAGGACAACAACATCAGGTACAAGCTCCTCATTGCGCCTGACGTATTGATCCCGGCCGACCTGCGAATCAACTACCCGAACATCACCGGTGGCTTCTTCAACGCCGAGACCAAGGCCAAGAAGACGGACGATGGGGAGATTGTGGAACACGTTGGTGAGGTGGTTGCTCGTCCACGGGTGAAACCTACCCACGGCCTGAAGGATTACTTGGCGGCGGCCGGCCACAACAAGAAGGAAATCAAGTATGCCCGGGATTTAGTACGGGATGCCATGAACTCCTTGGGAATCCAAACGGACTCCTAGGAGATTCCTAGGACATTCCAAAAACATTCCTGGGTTTTCTCTGTGCGCTCGTCTCTTGCTGTAGATAATGCTAATTTTTTCTACATCGAGAGACTTGCATACCTTGGCGCTAAGGTTGTGTCCTGCGTCCTCGATGCAAAATACAACCCTTACCCAGATGGAGATTGCCAAAATGGCAAAGACCCGTGCCGTAAAAGACCCGAAGGCTGGTAAGTTCGCCAAGCCGAAGATGGTCAAAGTGGACAACAGTCCAGAAGCGAAAGCCAAGGCCAAGAAAGCCAAGCAAGCTCGCCAATCGACCAAAGCCGCCACCAACGCCAAAGCTCGTACCGAGCGCAAAACCCGCACCCCGGCCGAGCGCCTGGAAGCCGGTGAAAAACGCGCCATCCGCCGCGCTCAGAAAGAAGGCCGCGACCCGCGCGCTGCCGCCAAAGAGTACCGCGCCTGGTTCAAAAAGCAGCAGTCTCACGGCGCTGCCAAGTCGAAGTCGAAAGAAGCCGTTGGCAAGGCTCGCGAAAAGGCCAAGTCCGCTCGCACCGCTCTGTCCGCCGCTGGCAAGCAACTGTCCGCGAAGTACAAGCAAGCTCGCGCTGCTCTGAAAGGCCTGCCGGCTGACAAGCGCAAAGCGAAAGCTGCTGCCCTGCGCACCAAGTTCGCCGCGGCCAAAGCCAAGCTGGCTACCAAGCGTACCAAGCTGTCGGCTTCGCACAAGAAGACCATCGAGAGCATCAAGTCGAAGCTGGCGAAAAAGCACCCAGGCGCCAACCCGCACCGTAAGGTGAAGGCTGCTCCTGCTGCTGCCGCTGCTCCAGCGAAAAAGACTCGCGCCACCAAGGCTCCGGCCAAGGCAGCGACCACCAAGGCAGTCAAGGCTCCGGCCAAGAAAGCCGTAAAAGAAGCCGTTAAGTCGGCTCCGGTGAAGAAGGCAATCAAAGCCGAAGTCAAGAAAGCAGTTAAACCTGCTGCCAAGACCGAAGCCAAGAAAGCTGTGAAGGCTCCGGCCAAGAAGGCTACCAAAGCCGCGGCTACCAAAGCCGTTAAAGCTCCTGCCAAGAAAGCGACCAAAGCGGCCGCCACCAAGGCAGTAAAAGCTCCGGCCAAGAAAGCCGTCAAGACCGCAGCAAAAGCACCAGCCGCGAAGACCTCGACTCGCGCGCGTAAAGTCGCCCGCGGTTAATTCCCGCGCCGGCTAAGCTACACCAAAATACCCGGGTCTCCTAACAGAGGCCTGGGTATTTTCGTTTCTGAGGTCCAAATCGCTAATTTATTGTCACGAACTAACGTGGCAGAGCATTCCGATGCAACTACAACCAAAGTCAATTGATACCAGCCAGAATGTCGTGGACATTCGTAAGGCTCGAAATGCCAATGAGCTAATCACTGTCATTGGTCGGATCAATACTGCCTTGCGTGCTCAGCAAACTCTCAACAGCACCGAGCGGACGAAAGTCAAATTCGGCCCGCTGTCGAAGCTGTATGAAAGCCTCAGTTGGGTGTTGCAGACGCAAGCTGAACTGCAATGCGCCATGTCTATGGTGCAGCATCTGAACGATGCCAAGCGCGAGCGCTGTATCTCCGCTATCCGAATTCTCAACGCTGATCTGCTTGACCTCAAGCGGACGCTAATCTCCAGAGTCAACTCGGCTTCACGGCCGCTGATTGGCGAACGCATGAATGACCTAGCCAATGTCATTCACGACTTCCTGCGCCCGCTGTGCGAGAAGCTGTATTCGATCCACATGGCAGACCAAGATGCCACTTATGTGGCTTTTGTCGCCCGTGACGTGCGCGCCAATAGCGGGTTCGTATCGCCTGAGGTCTGCATCAAGCTCAAGGAAGAAGACGGCCAGTTCTATGTCTCCCTCCCGTATTCGCCTTTCGTCGAGACAGACAACATCCCAGTGTCGTCGACCAAAGACCTCAACTACTTCCTCAAAGGCACGCTGAACTATCAGTCTGCTGCGGCTCCCAAGCCCAAGGAAGAGAAACTGCTGCGCATTGAAGGCGTCACCAAAGTCGATATCACGGATTCCCTGAACCTGTGGTTAGACTCGGCCGTTCGTCCAGTCGATATCAGCAATATCCTGCGCGCGGTCCTGCCCTTGATCAAGGTTGCCTTGGCTCAGAAGCCCATGGAGATTCTCCACCGCTTCAACAATGAGCCGGGCAGTAAGCGCCTGCAGTTCATCATCGCCAAGCGCAAAGTGATTGACCAACGTGCGCTCAATCGCTTGACCAAGATGCTGGCACTGTCGCGCTCCCAAGTAACCCAAATGAATTCCATACTGGAGAAGCCATGAGTGCCATTGATATTGAAGGCATGAGCGACCAGCAGCTCATTGACTATGCCACCAAGAAGATGCCGAAGTATCGGCTAATCACCGCGCGTCTGCGCTCCTTCATGAAGTCCCTGTTCGGCTTCCGTCGCAACACTGCAACGGCCGCTGGTGACTACAAGATCGACGTGACCGAAGGTGACGGCATCAAGACTGGTGGTGGCCTGCGTCTGAGTTCGTTCAAGGCACCCAGCTTCACCAAGCTGAAAGCTCACATCGGCGCACTGCAGGACAGCGACGACATTGACGAGTTGGATCGCATCGTCACCAAGCTGTCGCGCTCCGACAACCCGAACAACTCGCGTGCTGCCAAGGCAATCTTTGCCCAGCACGCCGCCATGACCGAAGAGTACAACAACGCTCTCGAGGCCGTGGAGAACTTTGCCAACAAGCACATCCCAAGTGAAGTGGCAGAAGAGTTCCAGAAGGCACAAGACGCGGTCAACGCTTTCCTGAGCGTGTACGCCGACACCAAGGTTGCTCTCGACCCAATGGTGCTCGTTGGTAGTGAAGACGACCGCATCGACTTCGTCCAGTACCACGAAGCGACTGAGTACACCGAGTCCAAGCTCTGGATTGTGGTCACCTGCTCGCTCGCTGTCGTCGGCCGCGAATACGTGCTGACCACACACGTCAACATCCTTGATCGGTTCCAAGCACCGTTCAACTATGACGTGGGCGATGCGGTCAAGGATATCAAGAACGACGTGCGCTTCCTGTTCGCGTCCGAAGGTGTCGTGGCCGTCACAGGTGCTCTTGCGTTCAAGGTCGATGCAACACGCATCACCAAAGCTCTCAAGGCACTGGACTTCGTCAAGGATGTGCAGATCAGCAAAACTGCCATCAACGTTTGGGTGAAGTTCAACAAGAAGACACCTGCGCAGGAGACTGAAATCTTCGCCGTCATCGCGTCCGATGTTGAAGTTCGTCGCAAGCTGGGTCGTTCCAATCGCTTGCACAGCACCTGGACCGAAGACAAGCACTGGCAGTTCGTGATTACCCAGCGAGGCTAATCATGTACCAACATTTCCCTGACCCGCTGTCGTTTCGACTGTCAGCATGGCCGTGGGGTGGTTCGTCCTACATAGGGACGTTCAACTACCGCGCCCACAACATCCTGTTCAAGCCCATCCTCGACTACCTGAAACAGGAGTTGGAGAATAGCCCAACGGTGAAGGTTCGTGATACCACGTTCACTCTGGTCAACGTGTTCAGCGGGTTCACGGATATGAGCTACGGTCCGATGCTCAAGCCACATGCGCGCGTGCGCAGAGGACCCGTGTCATTCACCTTCGCCATGACGCGCCGTCAACGTGAGTTCGCGCTGCCCCGCCAGATCATCTGGAACACAGGTATGACTGCTCTCTGGGGTCCGAACCTGCAAGAAGGTCACGACTACCTGACGATCAACTTGCCGATTGATTTGTGCGTGCAGTGCAGGCTGAACAACACCCTGCGCCGTCAGCTGGAATGGTTGTACAAGATTTGTGGCGGCTTCACCAAAGCGATTGCGCTGGATCGAAACAGTTTCAGCCTGCGTAGCGACGACGTGAAGTTGATCCACGACAACCTGTACTTCAAGACCATCCCGCAGATGATGTGGCGTTACCCATGGGAAGACTGGAAGTATGCGCGTGAGTTCTGGGATAGGGCTCCTGATGTTCTGGAGCTGGACACCAGTGATGAATTCGTGCGCTACTTCCTGACGTATCAGACGAAGTTCTTCAAGAAGATCGACGATCCCAACGTCAAGCCCTTCTTTGAAGAAGTCCAGCACATCGTGCGTTCTGGTGTACTGGACATGGTGCAGAAACAACCCACTTCGGTGAGTAGTCTCGTTGCGCCTTTCGTTTCATCCATGGATCGCCACGACATTGACGCTGGTGTAGCCGTTAACGTTGAGCGCATCGTTCTCGACATTTGCACAGGTAAAGGCAATGGCTAACATCCATAAGTGCATGGAGGGCGTCACGCTGCCGATTATCGAGGTTATCCTCGACGAGTTTGAGCAGCCAGTCCATCCAGCAAACGATACGGCGGGCCCTCTGGTACGCTTGTACGACACGGACAAGTCGATCATCGCAGAGGTTATTGCGACGGTCGATGCGCGTGAGCCTGGCGCTTGGCGTGCAGACCTTCCGATTCCGATGATGGGCCTCACTGATGTAGTGGAGCTCAAAGCTGTCTGGATCATGAAGGGTAACGACGGTGAGTCGTACCGCATCACTCATGGCATTCAGGTCAGCCCCGATTCCGAAGAGCGCACTGGTGATATCGTCGTGCTCTACGGTGATGGTTCCAGCTTGAACGTGGCGCTCCCGTTCGCATTCAACAAGGGTAAGAAGAAGGTCGAAGCAAACCCACGCAAGGGTACGCCAGCACAACCTGCAGTCGCTGGTGATATGCTCACCTTCAGCCTGTACCGCAACAACCAGCCACTCATGGTCAACCTGCCTTGGGATAACGCTGGCGTAGCGATGGAGTGCTTCTCCAATCGCACGATGGTACGCTTGCCGAACGCTGCTGGTCTGCCGAAGCTGGAGCCGTTGCTGCTGACTGTCGAACACACGCCGCTCAAAGCGTTCACGCCGACCATGTACACCTTCAAGGTCTGGGTCATCACACCTCAGATTCTCGTGGGTTGCGCATCGTTGGAGCAGTACATCAACAAGGCGCGCCTGAGCAACGTGATCCCTGAGCTGGACTACACGCAGAGCGACCTGCTGGAGTATCTCGCCCGTGGCCTGAACCTGTTTAACTCGTTCCCGCCACAATTGACGTCCTTCACAGGCACGAACATGCAGGGCCTGATCTTCGACGGTTGGTTGCAGTGCAGCGCCTACTACGCGCTTGGCGCACAGCTTCAAGCAGAAGGTGCAATGGCGTTCGACTTCTCGGGTCAGACCGTGAGCTTGAACGTGGACCGTACGCCTGCGATTGAGTCTGCTCTGGGTCGTATCGAATCTGCCCTCGACAACCATGTGAAGCCTGCCAAGAAGCTGCTCGCCCGCGCTGGCGTCAACTCTGGTGATGGTTCGCAAGGTGGACAGTTCATCGACGGCAGCCGCCAACTGGGTCGCCTGTCTGTTATCAACGCACCTACCACGAAGTTCGGCTATGGTCGCAACACGTCGTGGCTGCGCAATGTCACGTAATTTCAAGGAGAGACAGCCAATGTCGCAACTCACTCCCAACTTCAAGCTCGCTGAGTTCGAGCGTTCGGATACCGCTACTCAACATGGGCTCGACAACACCGTGCCCAAGGCGCTGCTGCCGAACATCCAACGCCTCGCAGAGTTCCTGCAGAAGCTGCGCGATTCCATGCAGTTGAAGCGCATTGATATCACCTCGGGTTACCGCGGTGATGCACTGAATCGTATGGTTGGCGGTGTCAGTACCTCCAGCCACTCGAAAGCTCTGGCCGCTGATATCCGCGTGCCGGGCATGACCGTTGAGCAGTTGTACGTGGCTATCCGCGACTCTGATCTGGAATTCGATCAGGTCATTCAAGAGTTCGGTAGCTGGGTACACGTTGGCCTCGCTGATGCTGGCGTGAAGCCACGTCGGCAGAAGCTGCGTGCAACGAAAAACTCGGCCAATAAAACGGTCTACACCCTCGACTAACGGAGACAGCCAATGTCCACCATGTCCGCACATAAACACGCCCGCAACAATGTCACCGCAGCAATTCGCACTGTCCGCAAAGGCGGCCCTGAACTCAACCTGCGTCGCGCTACTGCCTGCGCTGGTAACAAGTTCGCTCGCATCACCGGCACCATTCTGGCTACTGCCAGTGCTACCGATATCGCAGCCGCCGTACGCAAGCTGAACGGCAAGCTGTCTCCGATCGAAGGCACCTTCGTCACCGTAGCGTCTGACGGCACCACCAAGACCATCGAAGGTGTTGTTGGTCTGCTGCAAGAGCGCATCGTGCTCTCCGACGAAAACCGTGACCAGTTCGAGTCCATCGCATCCAACATGTACCTCGATTCCGAGGAGCGTCTCTGGAGCGCGAAGAAGACCGACGCTGGCGAAATCCTGATCAAGTCGCACGCCGGCGATGATCTGGAAGTCATGAAGGGTCTGATGCAGTGCGTCGCCTCGTCCACCACCTGGGAACGTGAAACTTCCGTGGCGACTGCCAATCTCGGCACCGCGCGTAACGAAGTCGAAGGCGGTGACCTGATCACCTACGTCAACCACGACGGCCGCGTCACCATGGGCTTCGCTCTGGCCTCTGTGTACGAGACCGAAGAATCGACTGCCAGCGTGCTGCTGGTTGTTGACCGTGAAAACGACATGGAGCAGATCGACCGCAATTTGGTCGTTGCCTGCGTCAAAGCTGCCGATATCGAAGCCGACGAGACTGCCGAGTTCGAGGCCGTGGCTGCTGGTAGCCTGAGCATCGAGCGCATCCGCGAATACTACCGCAAGATGTTCATTCGCCGTCCGGAATACTTCGAGAAGTTCTGGGCTCGCTTCACCAGCCACGTTCGTTAATCAGTGGCTTCCTAGCGGTCAAGGGGAGCCTCCGGGTTCCCCTTTTTAGGTCATGCGTATGCCAAAAAGATCGAAAGACTCTAAATTTGACGTCTCTGGCGACGTGGACGAACGTGGACGCTTTGTAAATCGCGACGTTCCAGACGATGCTCGACGTGGCGCCAAGACGGGTAAGAAGAAACGCACCTCGGCTGATGCCAAGAAGGAGCGCGTAGCCAAGCTCGTTGCTGATGCCGAAGAAGCTCCGAAGAAGAAACGTTCGCACAAGAAGAAAAAGCCTGAGGATGACCTTGACCTCGCCATTGCGGAGAAGCCAAAGCGTTCTCACAAGAAGAAAAAGGCAGACGGTGAAGCTGTTCCCAAGGAGCCCAAGAAGAAACGGGTACGGGAGAAGAAAATCCGCGCTGTCGATGGCGACGCAACCATGCGCCAAGTCACCAAGATGGTGAAGCGCAAGGAGAAGCTGGACAAAGAATTCGCAATGGTTCCACTCGACAAGAACACGGATGAGTTTGACTCGCAGTACCGTGAAATGTTCGAGAACCTGCAGACCATCATCGGCCTCTTTGAGGACAAGATGCTGGACAACCCTAACGGTCGGGACGTGTACGCACTCAGCACGCTGTATTCGCAGATGCGAGAGGTGATTGCGGACATCCGTAGTGCGAAAGACGTGAGCCAGCAGATTCTGGAACTGGAGAACCGTGCATACGGCTCCTTCCTGACGCTCGTCGGCCAATCGTTCGTTCACCTGTTCTACCAGATGCACACCAACATCAAGGCCACAGTTAAGAGCCGTGACCAGCAAGAGCAGTTGATCGCCAGCCTCAAAGGACTCTGTAAAGACGAGTCAGACAAGATTCAATTGGGCTACCAAGCCATGCTTGAGCGTGTACGGACGGTACTCACATGAAGCGGCCTAAGGTCCACAAATCGAAAGCGCGTATCACCTCGGGGCCGAAGAAAGCAAGCACCGTGGCGAAGATACGTCGCACCAAGGAGCAGTCATATGGTGATCGTTGGACCTGGGCCGCTATCTGCGCAGAAGTGAAACGGCGTGCCGGACACAAGTGCCAGAAGTGCAGTCGGCCTGAGTCCGAGTACGGGTTGCAGGTTGACCACATCATCGAGGTGTCGAAAGGCGGTCAGACTGCCTTCTACAACTTGAGAGCCTTGTGTCCGTACTGCCATGCTGCACGTCCAAGCCACAAAGCTGCCAAGAACCTCATCCTCCATGAAGCTAAAAATCGTGAAAGACGTCGAGTTTCCAAAGGACGTAACTGAGGATTATCGTCCTGTTTGGGACGCATTCTTGAACATGAAGGCAGTCTCCCAACTTCGAGTGTACTCTAACTCGGACAAGGCTGTTCCAGAGTGCTTCCGAATCCTCATCAACCAGGCAGGTGCACGAACACGGCTCGCGAACAAGGTCACCGACTTCGTGGACGTGCGTAAGCCATCGGGTTTGTTGCGTGGCTTCCTGCGTAAGACCAACATTCTTGACCACATGCGCGTGCGCTCCCATCAGCAGTCTATCTTGCTGTCGGAAGCTGCAAGCATCTGCGCCGCTTTTGAACCCACGTTTGTGGGTACAGTCGTTTTACGGCCGCAGCGTTTCGACCTGAAGTACCTGATTCAGCGTACCCAAGGTTTGCTGTACAAGGACATGCCCATTCAACTGATGGCTACCATGCCCAACGGTGACAAGCGCAAGTTTCCTAAGCTCCAGACGATGAAGGATCGCGACTTCTTCATTGCCTTTGAGTCGCCGGACTTACGTGTGCTCATGGCACGCACCGAGAAAGACCTGATCATCAAGTATGAAGCGAAGTTTGGTGTCATTGTGCCTCTTTACCAACGCCTAGACGTTGCTCTAAAAGGACTTTGGCGAAAATCAATGATGGGAGTTTTCGCATGAGCGAAGCACTTGATAAAGTCCAGAAAGCTCTGACGGACTTGGCGGCCGACGCCAAGAGCGCAGACGCAATCAAGATCGTGGACACGCTGAGCAAGGCTCTGGCTACGGCGCAGCAAGACCTACTGTACGAGCGCATGCCTTCCGAGGACAATCTGCCGAGCGATGGTGAAGTCACCGCGTTCAAGAAGCAGGTGTACGACCAGCTGCACAAAGAGCGGGTTACTGACCTGTTCATCGCCTACGATAGCAAATACTTCGCGCAGTTCAAGCCGATCACTCGGCTGTCCATCGTGCAGGTGCTGATCGTGATTGCAGGCGAGCAGACGCAACCAGTGCCGCCGTACTGGCAAGCCATCCTCGACTCCCGTGGGCATAAAGCGTGAGGTTATCATGGGTTCCACATTTGAATTGAACCGCATTTCTGCGGCGATTGACCTCGCGAATGCCCAGCAGGCCGAAGCGAGAGAAGGTGAGTTCCGTAGTGAACTGGCCGAGATGTACAAGGTGCTGGCGTCAACCCCAGATTCCGACTTTGAAGCGAACATGGTGTCGCTTTCCAACGTCGGTTCCACGCAGCTTATCAAGTCGCTGCAACCAGTCAGCCTCGAACCGAAGCTGTACTCGGCTTTCAACGCATTCTTCTTCCGGAAGAGCCGCGCGTCGATCCTGGAGTTGTTCAAAGAACTCTCCGAGGTCACCAACAGCCTGAACGTCCTGTTCACGTTCATGCGTCGCCTGCTGGAGAACGGCCGCACGCTGTTCGCCATGGAAAGCAACAAGCCTCAGTGGACTGCACGCATTCAGGAAATGGCGGCTGACGCTATCCGCTTCCGTGAAATCCTGCAGACCGAAGCTGACGGCTCCAGCCCACTGACCGCGTCGATGTACTCGCTCATTGGCGCGATGATGGCTGGCAACAAGCACTCGGTGACTCCTTCGACCACGTACGCTGGCGGTGTGGACGTCAACCTGCTGCGCTCGACGCACGACTCCATCCTGATGTGCTCGGACCTGGGCTATGGCGACTACCTGGAATCGAACCGTACCCAGATGGGCTACGACTCGAACAAGCTCCAGTCGTACAGCACCAACACCTCGCTGGCTGTCATCAAGGCCGCGCGTGGTATCTTGGCTACCCTGTTCGGCGCCAGTGCAGAGTACGCATCGTTCGAGCCGCAGCGCGTCAACCTGCCGCTGTACTTTGACTTCACCGAACTCCAGTCCATCCTTGAGAAGGAACTGGGTGTTGATCTGGGTGTCAACTTCTTCGACAACATCACCTTCGGTAGCGATGGCAAGACCTTCGCCGAGCGCTTCTGCCGCCTGACTCTGGTGTTGCATGCGGAGAGCATGGCTGGTGAAGCACTGTCGAAAGAGTACAGCGACCTGCTGGCAACCAACCCGCCAGAAGAGTTGCTCAACTCGGAGACCCTGCTCAAGAAGCGTGTGCAGGACAACGTCACCGAAGAGGCGTCGCTGCTCAACCGTAAGGTGGGTTCGACTATCACCTTTACCTTCGACAAGCCGACTGCCGCGTTCATCACGCAAACCGAGAAGTCGGAGCAGCTCAATTACACCACCTTCGACAACTGGTTCAGCATCTGGGCTTCCCAGTACCTGCGCAAGAAGGGCACGTCTGCCAAGAACGCCCTGACCGACGGCCGGATGAAGATTCGCAACATCCCGCGCTACGTCCTGCCAGTGTCGAAGATGGCTGCTGTCACCGACGCTCGTAAGGCCAGCGGTATGTCCGTTGAGTCGACCCGTGCGAACGAAGACGGTCTGTACGTTGCACCTGATGGTACCCTGGCCTACCTGCCGACTGCCGCTGATCGCTCCAAGGTTACTGGCATCCAGGAGTTCGAACGCCTGGGTAACGAAGTGGGCAAGATCGCTGCGCAGTACGGCATCAGCTCCAGCCTGTTCAGCGAACCGTACGACAAGTTGGCGCGTTACGGTATCCCGTACAACGTCTATCAGGAAGTGCAGGAGAACTGGAAGAAGCTGATCGGCTTTGAAGACAGCCTGCTGAGCTACGACTGGGACTACGGTCTCCGTGTGTACGCTTCTGGTCGTCCTGGCATCGTGCGTTGCCGCCAGCAGATCGGTGCAGTGAAACCTGATGCGTTGACCATCGCTGACTACCTCGGCTACAACATGGCCAAGGAAGGCGAAGCGCCGATGCAGAAGTCGTTCGCCGACGCATTGGCTCTCATGACCCACGCCGATCCGCTGGGTATGGAAAACCCTCCGAGCTTCTACTACGGCAGCTCGGGTGAACCAGGCCGTTTCATCAAGGATAGCCTGTTCCACGACATTTTCCTGACGTACTTCTTCCACGCGTACAAGAACGAAGTGCCGGGCCTGCAGGAACTGATTACCAGAGCGTTCAACGACCTGGGCATTCAGAAGCTCGACGAGGAAACCCCACGTCGCCAAGACCGTATCTACAAAGGTCTGCTGAGCGAGGCGGGTGAAATCAAGGGCGCTGGCCGCAATCAGGACAAGGATATCGAGCTTCTCCAAGAGCTGATTTCTCGTACCACCGACGCGTGTAGTGGCAAGTCTGGTTCGTGGGTATACAACGACGTGCGTGAGAGTGGTGGTGCCGACATGGACTACTTCACCACGAACGAACAGATCGCGGATCACGAAGACTACTTCGTTCCAGATCGTAGCCCCGCGCATCACTTCGCTCGCCTGTTCAACTTCATCGGTGGTAACGTCCTCAAGCAGATTCTGGACGGCATCAACTCGCTGACCGTTGAGCAACTCACCTCTGGTGAGAAGTCGATGGTGACCGAAGAAAACATTGCCGAGGAAGGTCAAACTCCGAAGATGGTCAAGCGCACTGCGCTACGTCCTAACTCGGGCACCATCCTCGACAAGGTCAAGCCGATTGCTATTGTCTTCGGCAAGTACGCGCAGAACTACGAGGCCATCGAGGCAGAAGCCGAAGAAGGCATCAAGTCGATTGAGCGCGACACTAGCGTCGGTGTGGAAGACATTCACTTCGCTGGCTCGACCGAAAAGTTCTCCGTGTTCCCACACCAGCTGGACACTCACCGCTTCCTGCGTAAGAAAGAGCCGCCGAAGTTTGCTGTGCTCGACATTGCGCCTGGTGGCGGTAAGACCTCGATTGGTTTGGGCGACATGGCCTGTATCATCAAGGACCTGCAGTCCATCAACAAGAAGGTCAAGCCACTGGTGCTCTGCCCAGACGGTCTGATCCTCAACTGGTGTGACGACATGCGCCAGTTCGCTGGTGACACGTGGAACATGATCCCGATCAACGGTGCGATCTTCAACCGTTGGGGTGCTGACCGCCTGCAGGAAATCATCGCGACTGCGCCACCGAACACCATCTGCGTTGCAGGTTTCAACTTCCTGCGCAACAACAAGATGTCGGTGGTTATCGGTAACGCCGTGATCGACGTTGGCACCAACCTGGAGTTCATCAAGGCCTTCAAGTTCAACTACGTCATCATCGACGAAAGCCACAAGCTGAAAGGGCAGAAGACTGCGAAGCACAAGGTCGTCAAGCAGTTGACCACAGCTTCGTTCATCGACTACCTGCGTATCGCCACCGGTACCCTGATTGCTGACCGTGTCACTGACATTGAAGGCCAGGTAGCGCTGTACTCGCCGCACATCTTCCGTAAAGGTGAGCTGGCTGGCTCGAACTTGGCCGAGGCCTTGGAAGAGACACTGACGCTGGGTGACGATTCTGTCCAGCTGTGGAAGGTGAACACGCCGCAACGCGCACGGCAACGTCTGTCGCGCTACGCCGCAGTTGTCACCAAGAAGAAGAAAGAGTGGGCGTTCATGTTGCCTTCTCCGATCGAAGAGTTCCACGCTGTCAAGTTCCATGTG